GGCCGAGCCCAAGGGCCATTAGATGGCAGCAACTCGAGAAGGTTGCTGCCAGCTGCTGTGCCGTTGGTAAGATTTGCCATTGGCGAAGTACCGAGTGTTGTTGAGTCACCCATTGGTGGCTCGGTAGTTGTGGCATTACACCACACTGCAGCGCAGAGACCCTGATTGAGATTGTCAGTGGGAAGCGCTGGAAGATTGAGCTCGATATCATAAGTGACAAAGATGCTGCCAATGATGGTCCCAGTAGTGGCTGGGAGACCTTCTGTGGCAACTGTCACCACGCCATGGTCGTACAGGTTGGGTGGTCCTGATGCTCCATGCCTGCGGGTAAAAAGGTGTTCACTGGCTTGGAGCGTAGGGTCACACTCAATCCCATGCATCATGTTCTCGGATGGGTTGGCACGACTATGAAACGCCGATTGGAGCATGCTCTCCATACTTGTGTAGGGCAGCTCGTTAGCATTGTATTGGGTTGCAATTGCCACCCTACCCAGAGCCATGTCAGAAGAATAGTTACTACTGGTAGACTCATAGGAAAAGATGGCACCATGCAATTCCCACTCAGTAAAATGCTTTGCAATGTCAGATAACCATGGGAAAGTGGTTGAATCTGTGCATTGCAATCGCAACTGATGTTGGTCGAACTTCGTAGGGTCAGCGGGGACCACAATATTTTCGACAAACTCACGCTTTTGCACTCGAATTGAGGATGCTCCAGATGGGGCAAAAGACATTTCGCCGGGCTGGAGAACATTTCCATCTCGAATGAGTGAGTTCTTCTTGATCGTGTAGTCGCCGTGACCAGTCAGCTCTGAGATGACCTTGCCAGCAAGTTCACCAGGCACACCTCCAAGGAAGCGACCTGCTGTGGCAAAACTGCCTTTTGGTAAACGAGCAAGCTGTTTGTTGGCCCACTTACGGGCTCCAGAAAAGTAGTCTCCGCGACCATGAATATGCTGATCACGGATACCACCTTCAGACATCAGATGCTGCTTCCACCGACGCTCTTTCTCGTCGGCACGAAGCGGGCGGATCTTTGGCCTGTTCATGAACTGTTGCTTAGTTACAGCCATTTTGTGTTTTTGTTTTGTTGTTTCGCGCTTAGTTTGTATGGGATGCGACCTCTTCAGGCCCGACTGTACATCTTGATGTACCAGTTCGCATACTGGCGCCCCCGTGCAGTCTGTTGGCACTACGTTGCTGATTTCCCTAACAACATTGGAAAATGTCCCACCAACCACCACTGATGGAAGGTTACCGATGGCCCTGCGATGCTCATTTCGCAGTAAACGGACACGCGTTCCTCACAGACTTACGCAACACCCCACTACTAGGGGAGAGAATACGACCATGCACGTAACACACATGGTCGGATAAACGCCGCTAGTAGTTCGATGCCGGGTAAACTGTGAGTTAATGTCCCGCAACCATCGCTTTTCCGTACAAGGTGGCCCTGCGATGCTTGTTTCACAGTAAATGGACATGCTTTCACAATGTTGCCGGGGGTTGGACGACTGACACTGGTCAACTAACAGTAAAGCAGAGTACGTATACAATGCATCACTGGTAGCACTATTCCAGCATTAGCCAGCAACTTGGCACGGGAAACCCGATTTTGGGGGCTTTATGCATCAAAACCCCATGGAGGATTCCAACCGGAGTCCAGGAATTGAGCACTACGCAGTTGATCCAAGGGCAAGGAAACCCTTTTCTTGATACTTCCAACTTTGTAGCCGGGGACAGAGGTGTTAAGCTGTTCCTCTGCTGCTCGTTGTTCTTGCGGTGATATTCCAAAGGCAATCCAAAACGAGAGTCGTGTTTCTTCAGCGATCTCTGTTGAACGTTCGGAAATGCCTAGGGAGTTCCAATACAACGACCAGGCATTTTGCTCATTGAGGGTAGGTTTCAGGATTTCCTTCCCACTATCTGGATATTGACAGAAGTATTGATACCAGATTGGTATTCCTGCAAGCCAGAGCCTGCCGGCAATGCCAACCTCTCTAATCCAACTGTCGATCTTACCTTTATCCACTAGAGCTACACCAAACTTGTTTAGGTTGTCGATGTTTGGCACCATGATCCAACCATCAGGTGTACGTATCGGATGTGACTGGCAGAACTCGAGTTTTTCGAGCTCATACACAGGGTCCTCCAACGTCATGGTAAATCCCATTTCTAGGAACCATTCTTTGAAAGACTCCTGGCAAAAATTTTCATAATCATCTTTTGTCATTATGATCACTGCATCGTCACCATTGTTTATCACACGCATGTTAGTGATGCCCAACACATCAACTAGGTAGACATATAACATTGCGCACATGATTATACAATTTCCAAGACCAGTATTCATGTCACCACTACTTCTTTGGCCTTCGTCCTTATAAGACACCTTATATTCTACACCGGAATCGTCCAGTGCATACGTCGTTGCCTTGGTTTTGAGCTGCTGTTTTAACAACCACCTCAGCTCACTAATTTCTGGGTGGTCTTTATACAGCTCGAGGTAGATGGAATGCTCCCACTTAAGCACGTCTTTACTCACATGCTGATCAAATCTGGAAGCATCACAACCGATGTAAACCAACCCAGTCTCTTGACTGACTCTAAGGGTTGATCCAGTAGAATCCCAACCAAACCTGGAACTCACTTCAGTCGGACGGGCTCTCCATCGGTTTGAAACCATCTGTGCGGCTTCGACTATGTTGGTTGCAACCTGTTCCGCATTCATTCCTTTCATCACGGTAGGTCCACCATACAGGCTGGCTAGTGCATCATACATTGGATGGGAACCATTAAACCCTTCGATTGGGGACAAAAACATCCCAAGCCGAAGGTTATATTCAGGGCTCCGTGGCTGTATGTTTCGTGGAACAGGATCTGGCTTCTTAGTCAGATTTACCTTTTCAAACTTGATGAAATGGTTTATCCACGCCTGCATTTCTGACAGGCCAAACTTGATGTAACTTGTCATCGCATCAGTGTACCTTTTCCGCAATCGGCTAGGGCGTGTGCCTATAAATTCAAGCATCGTCATCCTAGTCGGCGTTGGAACTTCGGCCACGATATTACGTTTGACCTGCGCCAGCCTTTTTCGCACTACTCCTTTAATTGGTTGTGGAGGGGGGACTAATGTGGAGCCGTCCTTGCTCTTGACAAGAAAACGTCTCTCCACTAGTGCCCGCAACACATTCTTGAGAGAATGATTATGGGCAGAAATTTCATTTCCGCGTACTCCCATTCCCTCTAACTTGAAAAACTTCCGAACTCTAGGCTTTTTCACACCTACGGGGACTACCTTCACCCCACGTGTACTTCCAGGACCAAGCTCATCCACAAAGTCATGTAGATTATGAGTATAGTCGGTGGCTGTATCCATGGCAGCTGTCTCCCGCGGTGTCCATCACCTAGTGAGAGGTTGTCCAAGCCTGGGCTCTAACGCTCTTGCGATGCCCAAATCATCGTTGGTATAGAACACCACTACTCTAGCCAAGTCCTGATACTCGGCAATCGATTGTAGGTTCCAACAATGAAGCTTGAAATACTCTTGAAGCATTCTATCGACAAGGCAACTTGTTGCCCCATCAATGCACATCTCTCCATCTTCGCGGGTCTTGACCCTTAGCGACTCAGGTGTGAGCCTTGTTCTCACATATTCCCTGATGTAGAGACATGTCTTTAGTTTGCGGGCTACTTTTCTTCTACGCCTAACCAAACTACGTTGAGCTCTTTCCTTACTGGGGTCTGTTGCCAAGGCAAAGTTGACCAAACCGGTTAAGCCCGCAAAAGCAACGATGGCATGTTTAGGTTTGACCTTGGTAAAGACGGCAGTGGCTGTGGTGAGTGCCATAATGACAGCAGTGATGTTTCTATTGATAAAACCACTCTCACCAAACAACTTGACCTCTCCGTTTTGGTAGTCTGGATCTTGTTCACCGCACAACGCTCTGTGCTTGATTATGCTCTCATCTTCCAGACGGCGTAAAATTGCAGGGTCCAAAACCGGCAATCCATCTTCATCATCAGGATCTCTCCTGTGATTTCTCGAATAGTCTTGCTGGTCACGGTACACGGGTGGCACCACCCTACCAACTTCAGACACATCATCAGGACCTTGCTCCTGCATGTATTCCTGAAGTCTTCTCCGTGTATCCCTGTCTTCATTAAACTCATTTGGGTAAAGGAAATAGTACATCACGGCACCTAGGGCTGCAGTGGCAACAGCACCGGCAGTCCAATAATCCTTCCAATCCACAGTGGCGCGGTATCGACTAAAAATTTTGCACATCCACAGAGGTAAAGGAGGCCCTTGCTGAGGCAGAGCCTTCATGTATCCACCTCCCTGATGAAAAACCATCGTATGTGAAGTCGCAGTGGCAAATGAGGATAAGTTGAGAAGCAGTCCCTTCACAACCAAAAGAAATTTCCTACTAGTAATGACGCGCCTTTTCATTATCCTGCATCCCTGCTGCTGGAGCCCGAATGCAAGACGGTTCAATGACGTTAATAAGGCTGCGCCATTCCTAAAGGAAAATGCTTCCTTTGCAGAGCTCACCAATACCAGTAGACCAATCTCTGGCAATGTTAGAGCTAAGCTAAGGGGAGTCTGGAGTTGCGTTCCTCCAAGTCGTGTGTTTAGCCATGACGCAAAGCACCACAGCAACGCAAAGACCTTTACGGCCTGCACCACAATGAGAATCGTCATTGTGGTGGGTTCCCTTACAGCTAGTTAAACTAGTAGACGTCCGGG